AGCTCTTGGTCGTGCAGAGTTTGTTCAACGTGAGCGTGAACAATTCTTTGGTGACGCATACAGCGAAATCTTAGCTGACCTTTTTGTTACGTGGTTGAAGACAGAACCTCATTGTTCTAAAGAACGAGAGTACCTGTATCATACCGCTATGGCATTAGGTAGTGTTAAAGAGAAGTTAGTTGGTATTGAGATGTACGGTAATAACGTTAAGTTCATCCAACAACAAAACAAAAATACCCAAGAGGGGTCTGAGGAATAATATGAGTGAAATGAGTAAAGCAAGAGATGTGCTTGAGAAAGCACGAGAAGAAATCCTACGTGAATTGGTCCAATGCGGGTCAAATGGCGGCGTAGGTCGAGCAGGTAATTATGCACCAACCTTTGTTAATCTAACAAATGCTATTGATGCAATCAATCGAATGATGGAACCATCTAAGAATGATTTTGCCGAACGTATGGCTGTAGCTAAAAAAGCTAAAGCTGAAGCCAAACAATAACAGGACACAAAGGTAAAAGAATATGAATCTACCACATCTCTCTACCAACACTCCAGCTTCTGAAATCAGTAGCAAGAGTTTTGATGACGGATCAAATAGTGCAGACTTGGAAGTGAAGAGCCTTGATGACATTCTACGTAATTCTCCAGCAGCAAAAATGTTGGGTCTTAAAGAAGAATCTCTACCAGAAGAAGGCGATGACGTCCCAGGTCCAGACGAAGTATCGGAAGAAGAAGCCCAAGAAGAGAACGATACGGAATCTGAAAATGACCTAGATGAAGAAGAAGAGTCAAGTGAATCTGAAAAAGATAATACAGTTGAGGATGATACGTCTACCCAAAATACTGATTTGCCTTCTGAAGATGATATTGACTGGGAGTATAAAGTACCCGTCACAGTTGACGGTAAGACTGAATACGTTACCCTAGAAGAAATCCGTAAGGGTTATTCTACTGATCAGCATCTATCTCAAAAGGGGCGTGAACTAGGCGAACTGAAGAAACAGATCGACCAAGAACGAACAGAAAAGTTACAAGAGATTATTCAATTAGGTACAGTTATTAATGAAGAACTTACCGCAGTTGAATCTAATCTTGCACAACAATATCATAAAGTCAAAGGCGAAATCGATAAAGCCCGAGAAGAAGGTGATTCCTACACAGCTAGGGAACTCAAAGAGCAACTTGAAGAAGTACAGGAAAAGTATTGGAATGCACGCAATAAACGTGAACAACAAACTAAAGCTGTAGTCGAAAAGATTCAAGCTCAACAAATAGAACAACAACAAGTGTTACTGAGACAGTATGAGGAAAACATTGTTAACCTCATTCCTGATTATTCAGAAAAAGTTGCTAAAAATATTCGTGAGTTCGCTATTAAAGAAGGTATCCCTGAACAACTACTAGAAGCGGTCTATGACCCTAACGTAGTTAAGTTCATCAATGATTATCGTAAACTTAAAACTGCTAAAGAAACAGGTGAAGTTAAAAGAAAAGCATCTCCAAACGTGAAGTCAATCCCATCAAAAAAGGGAAATACGACCTCCCAAAAAGAGAAGCAATCAATAAACGAAAACCGTTCTAAAGTTCTTACAGGTCAAGGATCTAAACAAGACGAATTAGATTTTCTAAAACGTATTTCTTCAGTGAGCAAAAAACTTTAATTTCTCACTAAAAGGAAAATAACAAATGGCTGGTAATAATTTTGCAACAGGCGGTCCTAAAGCTGCCGCACGTAGCTCTGCCGCTACGGGTAACGCTGTCAACGCTGGTGAGCGTGAAGACTTAGCGAACTTTATTTCAATGATCTCTCGTGATGAGACACCTTTCTTGTCGTCTATTGGCAAGACTAAAGCTACGGCTGTGTTTCACGAATGGCAAACAGACGAGTTGGCAGCGCCAACTTCTGCTCCTGTAGCCGAAGGTGTATCATATTCTACACAAAACTCTGCACAAGCTGCAGAACCCTTCCGTACACGTTTGGGTAACTACACTCAGATTAACTCTAAGACTGTTACAGTTACTGGAACTAAGCGTGCTGTTGACCAAGCAGGTGTCGCTGACGAATACGCTTACCAGCTCAAAAAGCGTGGTACCGAACTTCGACGTGACGTTGAGTTTGATTTGACAAACGCTTGGAAGTCTTCTAATGGCTCTGGCACCCGTACTTTCGGTGGTTATCAGTCTTGGATTAACTACACTGCCGCTAGCACAACCCCTGCTACAGCATTGAACGTATTGGCTACTCCCGGTGAGTACACTGCTCCTACTAATCCAGGCGGTGGTGTTTGTGGTACATTTACTACTGTTACTTCTGGTGACAAAGTCTCTTTGGCTCTGTCACACGTTGATACAGTTATGCAAGGTATCTACGAAAACGGTGGTAAGGCAACTAAATTGATGTTGTCTCCTGCTAACCGTCGTGTGTTCTCTGCTAAGGCTCAGTCCGCAGGTTCTAGCACTTCTAATGCTGGTGATGGTAACGTCAGACGTAACATTGACGCAGACGGTAAACTCCGTCAGTCAGTTGAAATCTACATGTCCGACTTCGGTGACATCATGGTTGTTCCTAACTACGTAATGGGTATTTCTAATACTGCTGTTTCTGGTTTGGATAACACAGCTAACTTCACAGCATTCGTATATGACCCAATGTGGTTCAGCTACGCTAGCTTGCGTCCTCTGCAAGAAGTTGACCTTGGTCAGCTTGGTGACTCTATCATCGGTCAAATCGTTGAAGAGGGTACTTTAGAATGTAGGAATCCAAAAGGATGCGGAATGATTTTCGGTCTGTCGGGTGCCTAATTTAGGTAGAGTAAGCTGATCACTTACTCTTGAGGAGCAATAACCTCAACAACCTTAAAAAGGGGGTATGACAAGTTCATATCCCCTTTTTTATTGATAAGGAATTTATGGAAACAAAAACTTGTAGGACTTGTAATCAAGTCAAAGCGGTATCAGAATTTTCTGTACTAACAAAACTTAAAAAGAGTGGTATTAAATACAATTGTGATTGTAAAGAATGTAGGTCTATTTTTCGAAAAGAAAAATCTAGAAGTTTAAAAGCTGAAGCTATTGTTTATAAAGGCGGTAAATGTAATGACTGTTTATCAGTAGTACATCAGGCTGCATTTGAATTTCATCACACAGACCCGTCTACAAAAGCAAACAAAGAACCTGCTCATTTCCTACGGGATACTATTTCCCTAAATGAAAAAGCAAAACAAGAACTTGATAAATGTGTTTTACTATGTGCTAATTGTCATAGGATCAGACACTTTTCAGACCTAATATAAAGGAACACAAATGGAATTTCTACGAATCACCGCTACGGATGGTACTCGTCAATACATTCCTGATAATTATGTAGTGAATATTGCTACTTCCGCAGACACACTTGATGCTGGTTCAAACTACCGAGCACCAAACGTTATTCGTGGTAAAATGACTCAGGTAAAATATTATGATGGTGCTAACGCTACAGCTGGGGCATTAGTTGTTGCAGCTACACCAGCTTTTACAGGTGCTAACACAAAATACGAATACGGTTGTTTTACCGTTGACGGTGCTTTTAGTACCGCAATGACTAACTAACAAAAAGAGGACACATGGGCTTTCTATCACAAGACGGAAACAAAAATAGTTTCCAAGTTAAAACTGATGAAGAAAATTTTCAATTAGTACAAGATGTAAGTGCATACAAAGATTATGCCGCACAACAAAGAGAATTAGATTCATTTGCCGCCAACGGTCGGACATACCGTTCATTTGCAATTATCCCTGATATTGTAGCTATTGATATCTTGACTAAGTATGGTCTTGATATTCACTCAGATACATTCATGCAGGAACCTACAAATGTAAGACGATTAAAACAAATTATTGAAACAGATTATCCATTACTTAAAACAAGTAATGTAAAAGCAATCTGATACATTAGGAGAATAATAATATGGCAACACCCCAATATGACGCACTCGTAGCTAAGGTACGTGACTGGTCAAACAAACCCGAAGTAAACACTATTCCAGACAGCGTCATTGAGGATTGCTTAAAGTATTCTGCTGATGAATGCTACCGCACACTTAGAATTCCTCCATTAGAAGCTACAGTAACGTATGTTGTTACTGCTGAAGACAATGAAGGAGAAAATAGTTTAGGATTACCTTATGGTAATGCCTATACATCATTTCTTATTCCTGAAGACCTTACTCAGTTTGTGTATGTACGTACCCTTGCTCAAGAAAACTTAGGTACATCATACTCTACGTTTCCTTCTAATGTAAGCAAAGTATTTAATGAGATAACAGACAGCAGAACATTTTTTGACTTATACAGTGAAAAATATTCTGTATACAATTGGATGTGGCAAGACAACAAGATCTTTATTCACCCACAGTTAGCTGTTGGTGCAGAAGTAGAGATTCACTATTATAGACGTTTACCTGCTCTTAATGCGCAGTATAGCGTATTACCTATTAACTATATTATTAGTTTATCTGATGCTAATCAACCATACTTAGATGTAGTAGCCTCTGGTGGAACTAACCTGTATTTCAGCACATTAGCTGGTGTAAAGAAGGCTTTTGCTACATCTGCAGAGGCAACAGCTTATGCTACTCCTGTTACAACAGTTATGTTTGAAGGTACTGAGGTACCTAATTGGTTACGTGATCAAAATGAAAGACTCCTTATTTGGGGTGGTTTATACAACTTAGGTGCTTATTTGTTTGATGATAAAATGGAACAAAGATACCAAATGAAATTTACTGAAAATATCTTTTCCCTTAATAAAGAAGAAAAATGGCGTAGAGCCTCTGGCGGAAATGTCCAAACTAATTTTAATACTGGTGGTCTGATTTAAGGAGTCATTTAATGGCATATGAACAAAAACCGGGGAGTACTACTTCTCAATCAGAAGGTGGAGAATTTGAAAGCAGTGTATCTTCGGGTATTTCTTCATATCCTGTAGTATATCCAACTACATCTAACACAACAGGTGGGTATCAATATAACTCAGGTGTTACAAGTACTGCCGCAGTAGGTGGTGCTTTTGAAGATGCAGGTACTTCTGATTCTTTTTCTTATGAGCAATTAGCGGCTCAAAAAGCAGCTGAAGCTAAACTCAGTGCGGATGCTGCTGCTGCAAGTGCTGCAGGTGCAGACACAAGTGAAGCAAATGCTTTAACTTCAGCAAACTCTGCTACAGCTTCAGCTTCAACAGCAACATCTGCGGCAACAACGGCAACTAATGCGGCAACATCTGCAACTAATTCAGCTACCACTGCAACATCTGCGTCTGGTGTAGCAACAACAAAGGCGGCTGAGGCTTTAGCAAGTGCTACTAGTGCAAGTACGTCTGCGTCTAACGCTTCTACTTCAGCATCTAACGCATCTACTTCAGCGACTAACGCAAGTAATTCAGCTAGCAGTGCTTTATCTTCAGCTAACACAGCGACTACACAGGCTAACTTAGCTTTTGCCAGTGCAACAACTGCGGGTACCTCAGCTACGTCTGCGGGTATCTCTGCTTCAAATGCGGCTACATCAGCTTCACAAGCTGAAGGGTATAAGAACAGTGCTTTAAGCTATAGCGGTAGTGCTAACCTTTCAGCGATTGATTCACAGGCATATGCAGTGCAGTCTGCGGCTTCTGCCTCTGGTGCGTCTACAAGTGCGTCTAATGCAAGTGCATCAGCGGCAACTGCTGTTGCGGCTAAGGATGCGGCTCTTGCGGCATTTGATAATTTTGATGACAGATATTTGGGTCCTAAAGCAAGTGATCCTACAGTAGATAATGACGGTAATCCCTTGATTACTGGTGCATTGTACTTTAATACAGTATCTAATGTGATGAAGGTGTATACATCTACAGGGTGGGTTGCGGCATATGTGTCTGCAGCTGGTGCATTGATGTCTGCTAATAATCTTTCAGATGTTGCTGATGTAGCTACTTCAAGAACTAATCTTGGATTAGGTTCTATTGCTACACAAGGTGCAAACAATGTAGCAATTACTGGTGGTTCAATCACAGGCATTACAGACCTTGCAGTTGCTGATGGCGGTACAGGCGCATCTACCCTAACAGGCTACGTCAAGGGAAGCGGTACAACCCCATTAACAGCGTCTGCAACCATTCCTAGTGGTGATATTACTGGCTTGGGTACGATGTCAACCCAAAACGCCACTAGCGTAGCCATCACAGGCGGCACGATTAACGGCACAACAGTTGGAGCGACAACCCCTGCGGCTGGTACTTTTACTACTGTAACAACTCCAACTGTTAGAACTATTGGAGCATCACAATCTTTTACAAATACAACTGGAGAAGCGTTAAGAATTACAGATGGTGCAAGTGCAACTTCTGGCTATTTAAACATTAGCAATGAAATTGCATCTGCAACTAGAACTTATGCAAATGGTGCGGCAACTAACGTAGGCATTACTTGGGTTAGCAAAGGGACAGGCGCACATAACTTTGCATCGGCTGGTGCGGCTGGTACATTGCAAATGGCTGTCTCCCACACCGCATCAGCAGTCAATTACGTTCAGGTGACTGGTGCGGCTACTGGTGGAAGACCAACTATTAGTGGGCAAGGAAGTGATGATAATGTTGACTTAAACTTTTTATCCAAGGGAACAAGTGGCGGTCATATATTTACTGCTAACAATGCAATTCAAGCAGTTGTTTCTCCCACAGCATCAGCAGTTAATTATGTTCAACTGACAGGAGCAACCACTGGCGGCAATGTTCAAATTTCAGCGCAAGGTACTGATGCAAGCACTGGAATTAGCCTTGTAAGTAAAGGTGGCGGTGGTTCGGTATGGAAAGGTGATGGCGGTGTTTACTTTCAAAACAATGCGGCTAACAATTTATTCTCTGTTGAAAACACATCATCTACAGTCAACAGATTAACGGCTACTGGTAGTGTTACGGGTTCAGGGCCTCGCTTGTTTGCTCAAGGCTCAGACACAAACATAGACCTAAACCTGACTACCAAGGGTACTGGTGTTGTTAACTTAAACACAGGTGCTGGAACGCAAGTAAGAATTATTGATAGCGGCGGTACTGCTGTTAATCGTATTCACCTACAAGGACAAGCAACTGGATTTCTACCTGTTATTGCATCTAGGGGAAGCGATACAAACCTTGGGATGAGTTATTCAACGCAAGGCACAGGTGGGCATGATTTTTATACTGCTGGAACAAGTTTTACACAACAGTTAAAAGTAGCCCACACAGCCTCTGCTGTTAACTATGTTCAGGTAACGGGGGCGGCTACTGGTGCTAACGTAACTATTTCAACTCAAGGTAGTGATGCTTCTGTTTTTGGAACATTACTTGCCAAAGGTAATGGCGGTTGGGATATTACTGGTAACGGGGCATCAACATTTAGGAACTCTGCGGGTGCAAATCAGTTTCAAGTAACACCAACAACCTCTGCAGTCAATTACGTTCAGGTAACGGGGGCGGCTACTGGCTCTGGCCCACAAGTATCAGCCGTAGGTACAGACACAAACATAGACCTAACCCTAACACCAAAGGGAACAGGTACTGTCAGAGCCAACGGGCCATTTGCGGCTACGTCAATAGACAACACGCCTATTGGCGCAACAACCCCTGCTACGGGTGTGTTTACGACGCTTACTGCTCAGACAGAAGTTTTGAAGGGTACTGGGCAGAATTTAATTGTTTACTCAAATACTTTTAACAATACTACTGGATGGACTAACGTACTTTCATTGCCATTGACAACAGGTCAAACAGACCCTTTTGGTGGCTCAAATGCAACTTTACTTTCATACAATACACAATATCAGGCTTTAGTTGAGAGGTTATATACGTGTATTGCAGGTATCACATATACGGCAAGTATTTGGGTAAGGGTTGCTTCTGGTACAAGAAATTTACTAATTGCAAGCAATAACATTGGAACAATTTATGGAACTATTACTGCCACAACCACTTGGACAAGGTATTCTGTAACGTTTACACCATCAGTAAATGATTTAATTGTATATGTTTCAGATGCAAATACTAGCGGTTTTGTCAATACGTTTATTTATGGGGCACAATTAGAAATTGGCTCAACTGCCAATACCTACATCCCCACAACCACAACAGCAGTTTACGGAACTCCTACCCTATCCTTTTCAGGTGTATCAACTATTGGATTACAGTCTGATGGTTCTCTGTATGTATCCCCTGCTGGTACTGGTGCATTACAAGCCCAAGCCACTACATCATCTGCTACTGGTGGTAATGCTAGGGGGGCTAATGCTGTTGATTGGCAGACTCAAAGGGCTTCAGCGGCTAATGTAGCAAGTGGACAAAATTCTGTTATTGGTGGTGGATTTAATAATATAAATTCGGGTATTTATGGCTTTATTGGTTCAGGCTATCAAAATAGCAACTCTGCTTATGGTGGTGCTATTGTTGGTGGCTTTGTAAATTCAGCAACAGGCATCTATTCTTTTTCTGGTGGTGGTTATGGAAATACTGTATCTGGTGAAAGGTCAGTAGTTATTGGTGGTCAAGCAAATACTTCAGCAGGTGTATTAAATTATATCGGTGGTGGCTTTACCAACTCAGGCACAAGTGGTTCTGCGGTAACTACCCAATCGGGGACAATGAACGCAACCACGGCAGTCACGCTGTCTGGTAGTAACGCAAATATCAAAGTTGGTCAGTACATTGCAGGCACTTCCATAGCCTCAGACACCTATGTAGCCGCTATCAGTGGCACATCACTCACACTGTCTAAGGTAGCAAGCGGTTCATCCACATCAACCCTATTCTTTTTCACCCCTCACGGAGTAGTAGTAGGCGGTGGTAACAATCAGGCCACAGGTGCATACAGCGTTATTTTGGGCGGGGGCGATGCAGGGACTGCGGCTAATCGTAATGTGGCTAGTGGGGATTGGTCGTTTGTTGGTGGTGGAATAAAAAATACTGCAAGTAATACTGGTGCCATTGTTGTTGGGGGTGGAACTTATGGTTCTGGTCTATCCGCTCAAACAGCAAGTGGCGTAGGCTCTTTTGTTGGCGGTGGTTGGGGAAATCTATCAGTTGGAAACGGCGCATCAATTATTGGTGGTGTAGGAAATCAAACTACAAGCTCGTATTCAACTGCTATTGGAAATTATGCGACCACAAGAGGAATAACTGGATATATTGCTTTTTCTGCGTGCTATGTTCCAACACCAACTGCATATGGTTCACAGGCGGCAATGCTTGTGCTTGGTAAACAAACCACAGATGCAACAGCAACTGTTTTAACGTCTGAAGGCGGGGCGGCAGGAACAACAAACCAGATTATCCTACCCAACAACTCAGCATACTATTTCAAAGGCTCTGTCATTGCTAACGTAACAGCTGCGGCTAATGGTGCTTCATGGTCTTTTGAAGGTGCAATCATGCGAGGTGCTAATGCGGCATCGACTGTGCTGATAGGAACACCCGCAATTAACCGAGTGGCGGCAACAGCAGGGGCTACTGCGTGGGCTATCGCTTTAACTGCTGACACTACGAATGGTGGACTTGCTGTGACTGTCACGGGTGCGGCATCTACAACTATACGATGGGTGGCAAAATTAGAAACAACTGAGGTAACATATTAATGAATAATTATTATAAGGAGGTCATTATATGGCTATAAATCTTGACCACGTAACGGAACAAATCACAGTAACTGATACTGCGACTAACGCATCGTTGACTGTTAATCCTAAAGGCACAGGTGCGTTTAACGTAGCGGCTGGCTCTGGTGGGCTTAACCTGAGTAATGGCGGGACTGTTACTGCTATTACGTTGACAAATAACGGAGGCGGTAGTGGGGGTTACACGGGGTTTCCGACAATTACCATTTCCCCTCCAACCACGGCGGGTGGTGTTCAAGCTACTGCAACAGTGTTGGTAATGCAGCCAATTACTGCGTCAGTTCAATCTGGCGGCACTGGGTACACGTTGAATGATGTTGTTTCATGGGTTGGCGGTACTCCGCAAACTGTTGCGGCAACTTTTAGAGTAAGTGCGGTTTCTGGTGGCGTAGTTACGGCTGTTACGGCAGTAAATTATGCACCATACTTGGTACTGCCAACTGCTCCTGTATCCACTACCGGTGGCACAGGAACAGGTCTTACGCTCACAAGTTTGTTTTACGCCGCTGGCGGAACATTTACCATTACCAACGCAGGTAGTGGCTATGTAGAACAACCAACAATAACCTTTAGCGGGGGTGGTGGCTCTGGTGCTACTGCTTATGCAGGTATTGGTGGAATAGCCACTATAAAGGCTTTAGCGTCAAATGTTGCCTCATTGCAACTTGCGACTGCGGGCGGTGTAGCATTTTCTGTAGCCGATACAAATAGACCAACAGTTGATTATTGGGAAGCTATTGGTTCAACAGGGTCAGTTGGCTTGCGTGTTGCAGGGGCTACAACAAACAATAATGGAATCATTACATCTAAAGGCACGGGTTACCTAAGTTTGCAAACAAATGCGTTTGCTTCTGAAGTATTAAGGGCAAACCATACTGCGTCTGCTGTTAACTTTGTTTTGGCTACAGGTGGGGTTACAGGTACAGGGCCAACTCTTAGTGGTCAAGGCAGTGATACAAATGTAGATTTAAACCTGCTTACCAAAGGTACTGGTTATTTAAAAGTCAACAATAGTTATGGAACACACTTAGCAGTTGGGTCAGGTTCAACCACTGCGCCTAATGCTTACGCCATAATTAGCGGAGATCAATATAACAGATCAATTTATGGATCAAGCGGTAGTACTGTTATTACGGCAGGTGGTTCTAATACCATTGCTGTGCAAACAGCTTCAACAGCGTTTACACAATTTGCAGTCACCCACACAGCATCCGCAGTCAATTACGTCCAAGCAACAGGTGCGGCTACAGGCTCAGGGCCAACGATAAGCGTACAGGGAAGTGATACAAATATTGACTTGAATGTCACTACCAAGGGTACTGGGTCGCATAAATTTAATACAGGCACTGGTGAAATGGTGCGTGTTGCTGATTCATCAGGCACTGGTTTTGTTCAGTTGAGTGGTGGAACTACCCCCTACATTGTTGCTCAAGGTAGTACAAACGCAAATCTTTCGCTTGGTTCAAATGGTACAGGAACTGTCTTTTTTAGAACTAATGGTGGTGGCACTACTCAAGCGGCAGTAGCCCACACAGCCTCTGCTGTTAACTATGTACAAGTAACGGGGTCAAGCACAGGAAACTCACCTACTATATCTGCGCAAGGTAGTGACTCTAGTATCAACTTTATATTGGCTACAAAAGGTTCAGGTGACTTTGTAGTTTTAACTAATTCTGGTTATCCATTTGTAGTTGGTGGAGCGGCTTCGGTAGTAAATTATGTAAGAGTAATAGGTGGTGCTACTGGTACTGCCCCTCTTATTCAATCCCTTGGCTCAGACACAAACATCCCCCTAGTCCTACAACCAAAAGGTACTGGTGCGCTACAGGCTCAACAAACAGATTCCACAGCAACAGGGGGTAATGCTAGGGGTGCTAATGCGGTGGATTGGCAGACTGCTAGGGCGAACGCTGGTAATGTTGCAAGTGCAGGTTATTCTGTTGTAGCGGGCGGTCAAACAAATACTGCTTCTGGACTTTATGCAGTTGTAGGTGGAGGCGGTGTTAATTCTGCAACAAACACCTATTCGGCAGTTTGTTCTGGGTTAGGAAATACATCAAATAATCTTGTTGCTATTGTTGCTGGTGGACAAGCAAATACTGCTTCAGGATATTTAAGTTTTGTTGGCGGTGGTATATCAAATACAGCAGGTAGCAGAGACGTTGCCACAGTTGCTGGAGGCCAAGCAAATACTGCCGCTGGTTATCACAACTTTATAGGTGGTGGATTTACCAACTCAGGAACAAGTGGTTCTGCGGTAACAACTCAAAGCGGAACTATGAACGGCACAACAGCCGTTACATTAAGTGGCTCAAACGCATCTATTAAAGTTGGTCAGTTAATTACTGGCACAAGTATCAATACATCCCCGTACACCTACGTTGCCGCCATATCTGGCACATCACTCACACTTAGCCAAGTAGCATCAGGCTCATCAACTAGCACACTCAGTTTTTACACCCCTCACGGAATCGTAGTAGGAGGAGGAAACAACACCGCCACTGGTTCATATTCCTTTATTGGCGGTGGTGGTGATGCTGGAACGGCTGGTAACAGGAATGTTGCTAGTGGTGCGTGGGCTAGTGTTGTGGGTGGTATGAAAAACTCCGCATCACAAGAAGCATCTTTTGTAGGCGGTGGCTATGGAAATACAGCAAGTGGATTAGGTTCTGCTGTTGTAGGCGGAGGCTTGTATGGAAGTATTCAACAAGGACAATTTGCGGCAAATCTTGCTTCAGGACAAGCGGCATTTGTTGGCGCTGGTTTTAATAATATTGCTAGTGGATATGGAGCATCGGTTATTGGCGGAAATAGTAACATAGCAAGTTCAAATTACGCAGTAGCCTCTGGTGCTTATGGAACAACACGAAGCATTGTCAATTCGTTTGCCTATGGAAGTGTACCAATTGCAGGAGCATATGGTGTAAGCCAATCCGCATTGCTTGTTCTTGGAATTGAAACCACAAACGCAACCGCTACAGTTTTACGTTCAGATACCTCAGCCGCATCTGGAACCAACCAAGTAATTTTGCCCAACAACTCAGCCTATTTCTTTACAGGAGAAGTAGTATCAGGTGTAACAGGCGGTGGTAACACAAAAGGATGGACTATTGAGGGTGTTATCAAGCGTGGTGCTAATGCCGCTTCTACAGCCCTAGTAGGAACACCAACAGTCACCTCAACATACGCAGATGCAGGGGCATCCACTTGGGTGATAGCAGTAACAGCAGACACTACCAATGGCGGGTTGGCAGTAACTTTCACAGGGCAAGCGAGTACTACAATTAGGACTGTTGCCCAAATCCGCACAACCGAAATGACTTATTAAGGAGCTATATATGGCATTACAAATTACAGCAACAAACAATACCAATGGACAATCTGAGGTACAAGCTTACGCTAGGATCACAAACTTCTTTGGTACTAAGGATCAACTTCAAGTTCAAGTTGAGATTCACGCAACAGAGGAAGCTCGTAAAGCGGGTTGGCCTTCTATTCAACAACAAGCCCACTATATTAACATGGAAGATCTGTCAGGCGACTTGATCCCTGCTATATATGGTGTACTAAAAACATTTACTCAATACGCTGGTGCAACAGACGTATAATACAGGACATATATGAAACTAGAATTAGACGATAACACAGTAAACTTTATTCAACAAGTACTCGGAGAACTACCTACTAAGACAGGTGCTTTCCTTGTTATGAATGAGATTGCCCGTCAAGTGCAAGAACAAACACCTAAAAATCAGGAGATCGTTGATGTATAATTGGACAGTAAATTCTTTACAGGTTATGAATGAACCTGAACCACAAACAGTAGTGATGTCTAACTTTACTATTGCTAAAGATGGTCAACAGGTTAACTACTCTGTTAACCTCCTACCAGCAAACCCTGATGACTTCACCCCATTTAATGAGATCACTCAAGAACAAGCTTTGGCTTGGACTAAGAGTGCCTTGGGTGAAAACCGTGTTAATGCTATGCAAAATGAAGTTGATCTTCTTATTGCACAAGCTAATGTGCCTACACCACAGCCAGCACCTCTTCCTTGGAGTGCTTAATCAAGTAATTGTAAATGGATGAGATAACCCATACACAAATATACGAACGACTACTTGCTGTTGAAGCCAAAGTAGATAAGCTAGACAAGAGTACTGAAACAGTTGTTCAAGCTTTTAATGCTGCTCAAGGTGCTTTCCTTGTGTTAGAATGGATTGCCAAAGCAGTTAAACCAATTATTATTGTTGGTGCTTTCTTTGGTGCAATATGGCTAGCTATAGATAACAAGATACATAAGTAATGTTCTTAACTTCTGTAATACTTTTAATAGCCTTAGAAGCACCAGTAAAAGAAGATAAATATAGATGTATTAAGTGGACGTGGTACGGTGATGTATACAACCGTGTTGTTGTTTGTTTAGAATGGAAAAAGGTAGATAAGAAATGATTGATCCTATTACAGCGCTAGCCGCAATCCAGTCTGCAGTAGCCTTAGTTAAAAAGGTTTCTAAAACAATAGACGATGTATCATCATTAGGACCCGTATTAGGTAAGTACTTTGATGCTAAGAGTACAGCTACAAAAGCTGTAGTACAAGCAAAGAATGACCCTAAGAAATCTAGTATGGGTACTGCTATCCAGATAGAAATGGCGTTAGATCAAGCCATACAGTTTGAAAAAGAATTACAATTACTTTTTATGCAAGCTGGTAAAATAGATGTATGGAATAAAATTAAAGCAAGATCTCAAGCAATGGATATTGAAGATGCTCATGCTACAAGAAAAGCAAAAGAAGCAGAATTAAAAAGAAAGAAAGAATTAAGTGAAGCAATAGAGTTATATCTTATGCTTTCTGTTATTATAGTTTCTTTATTAGGTATTGCTTGGGGTATATATGAAATACTATACTATTGTAGTATTAACGTTTGTGGAAGGTAAATTATATGTTTGAAATGTTAAGCGGCGGTATTCTCGGATCACTACTTGGTGGTGTATTTCGACTAGCCCCTGAAGTCCTTAAGTGGATGGATAAGAAAGATGAACGTTCACATGAGCTTAATATGTTTAAGTTTCAGTGTGACTTAGAAGCTCAACGAGGACAACAAAAATTATCTGAGATTGGTGCACAACGAGATGCCGCTATTGATGTCGGTGTTATGGGTGCTTTCCAGTCTGCTATTGAACAACAAGCGGATATGGTTAAAGCCGCTGGTGGTGGATGGGTAGCCGCATTGTCAGCCTCAGTACGACCTGTAGTTACATACTGGATCTTAGCTCTATGGTCATTTGTTCACATTTGGTTAGCATATAACTCATGGACTAATGGTATGCCTCCAGTAGACGTATTCAAAGTAATGATGTCAGCAGACTTCTCTGCTCTTGTCTCTGGTACTTTGAACTATTGGTTCCTTGATCGTACATTGAATAAGCGTGGACTATGAACTTAACTATAGCCGCAGACTTGTGTAAACATTTTGAAGGCTTTAGTTCTAAGCCTTACATGTGTCCTGCTAATGTAGCCACAATAGGTTACGGCAGTACATACTATGCTGATGGTAGAAAAGTAACGCTTCAGGATCCTCCTATGGGTGAGCCTGAAGCTTATGAACTTCTGCTTAAAGAATTACATCATACTTATTTACCCGGAACACTTAAGTATTGTCCTGTGTTAGCCACAGATGAGAAAAAATTAAATGCCATTGTTGACTTCTGTTATAACTTAGGTGTTGGTAGATTACAGACAAGTACATTAAGACGTAAAATTAATGAACAAGACTGGTCAGCCGCTAAGGATGAGTTAAAGAAATGGAATAAGGGTGGTGGTAAAGTGTTAGCTGGTCTAGATAAAAGACGTAAAGCTGAATGCCAATTACTCGGTACCTAATAGTATAAAAAGGATATTTCATGGCAGAACAAATAAAAGACCTTGGTAAGGGAGGTTTGAACACAGACCTTGCACCTGTAATTGTACCTATGAACACATTTACAGACGTCATGAACGTAAGGTTTGATGACGATTCAGTACAAACAATTACTGGAGAAACAACTTCTAGGGTGGTAGCTATTGGTCCTGACTATGGTATCCATTGGAGACGACCAGATCAAGGATATAATATCTTTGCTAAGAATGGTAATATTGTCAGAGTAGATTCTGCTGGAAGTGCTTCCAGTATGTTTACCAGTGGTGATGCATTGTACAACAACAGTGATTGGCAAGGTACTACCTTTAATGGTGGCTTTGCTATTATCCTTAACAACGGTATGACAACACCACTGTATTGTTTATATGGTAGTGCAACAGCTGGATCTTCATTTCAACCCTTACCCGGATGGAACTACATTGGTGGTCTTACAGTAACAGCTAAGGTTATCAGATCACTTAACTTCTCTCTTGTTGCAGCTAATTTAAGTCTGACACAGAGTGGTATAACAACATATGCCCCAGGAACTATTCGTGTTTCTGTTCAGGCTCCTACAGGTAACATCCCTCAGGTATGGCAACCCGGAACAACAACAGACACAGCTGATGAATTTGAGTTAAGCTCTACTTCTCCTGTGCTCGATATGGCTCTGCTAAGAGGAAACATGTTTGTGTATTCTTCAGACAGTATTAATATATTGTCTATAGGTAACATCAGTAAGGTAACAAACTACTCTAACTCATACGGTATTCTTAATACAGACTGTGTATGCGAGTTTGATGGTAAACATTTTGTAGTAGACCGTAATGATATTTATATTCATAATGGTTCTGGAGAGATTAATTCCCTTGCAGACTTCAGGATTAAAAAGTATTTCTTTTCTAATCTAAACACAAACGCTATTGATAAAGTTCATATTGTAAAGAATCCATTCTATAAAGAAATCTGGATTAATTTTCCTAAAGCATCATCTACTGTGTGTACTGAAGCATTAATATATAACTATAAAAATAATACATGGACTAAGAGATCGTTAGGTAATATTACTTATGCTTTTTCAGGACCAGCTAATGCAAGCAGTCAATTTCAATATGGTAAACAAGTAGTATACATGACTACTAATACAACACAAACATTAATTACTAATGATGCATATCAGATGTGGAATGGAACAGCTCTTGCTGGATTTACTTCATATGTAGAGAAAAGAAAACTTAATACAGGTGATACAACAGGTAGTACGCTTATCAGTTCTATATACCCTATTTTTGATATGGTACCTAATGACGCTAATATAACAATCAGTGTTATTGGTCAAAGTAATCTTATAAGTACTCCAGCGTATACGTCTGCAGATCAATTTATATTTCAACCTAGTAATGACAAAGCTCAAGGATACAAAGTAGATCCACGGGTTAATGGTAGGTTACTTAACTTTAGAATATCCTCAACAAACTATTGGAGACTTCCAATCATTGCTTTCGATGTAAAACCAGCAGACAGGAGATAATATGTTTAATACACCTATTACTGGTAATAGTGAGCTTGATGCTTATCTTGCTCAATTAGCTCTTGAGACAGATGCTAACAATGGAGTCTTAGTAGACTCTAATACAGGAAAGATTTATGATGGTAACACAGGGAACATTCTTTACTACTTGTATCAATACATTCAAGTTAAATATGCTGATGACAACATTGGTACTAACCTTTCTAACTCACCTACTAATAAACTTTTCTTTGGAATTAACAATAGTGCATCAACAACAGAATCAACTAACCCTGCTGACTACACTTGGTACTTAGCCTCTGGTGGATTTAGTACTAATAAGTTTTTATATTATTTAGTTAATGGTGGTCGGCAAATTACGTTTGCTGTTGCTACTTCTGCACCAAGTTCTTCTTACGTAGTTGACTCAGGGTCAGCTATTGACCTTGATGTTGTTACTGCTTCAACGGCTAATGCTGCTGCAGCCGCAGCTCAATCAACAGCTACTGCAGCTCAGTCTACTGCTACTACAGCTCAATCAACAGCTACTACAGCTCAATCTACTGCTGTTGCAGCTCAAGACACAGCTAATACTGCTCAATCTACTGCTGTTAGCGCACAAAGCACTGCTAACTCAGCAATAAGCGGTTTAGCAAATAAACTAAATAAAAGTGCTTCTGATATTCTTAGCGGAGATATTACATTTAATTCTGCTGGTGGATTCAAGACTGGTACTATTGCTATTGATGGCTCAGGTAATGTTACGGGAGCTGGTGTAGCTTTTACAAGCAAAGGAATTACAGGTAGAACAAACGCTAAGACCACTTTTACTATTGAGTCTACAACGGGTAATGCTACCTTTGCAGGTAACATTGAATCTGAAGGTCAATTTAAATTATCTGGGTTAGGTTATACTTACGGAGGTGCAGTAGCTCAAAATACTGTTGCACTTATTGACGGCTCACAAACTTTAGTAGGTGTGTACGCTAAAGGTGGAGATATTTTTTCTAAAGCAATTTTAGCTGAAAGCGCAGGAGGAATTGGTATACAAGCTTCTTCTACTGGACCAGCAAGTATTGGGGTTTATGCATTTGCAGACGGTTACGGTCAAGGAATTATTGCATCTAATAGTTCAGCTTTAGGTCTTGCTTTAAATATTCTTGGTAAAGCATCAATAAACAACAATTTTGAAGTACCAAACCTTAATGCTAATTATTTGCAAGGATATACAGCAAGCTCATTTTACGTATCAGGCAGTGCATTAGGTACACCATCAAGTGGTAATCTTTCTAATTGTACATTCCCAACATTAAACCAAAACACAACAGGTAATGCGGCTACCGCTTCTTATGCCACAAGTGCAGGATCAGCTAGCACAGCTTCTTATGCTACAAGTGCAGGATCAGCTACAATTGCTTCAGACTCTGTTGCTCTTGGCGGTGTTTATTCTTCAAACTGGGCAAGGATTTTTGTAGGAGATACTGGTACAGGTAATGCTGGTGGTGCAGGTATGAACTTTAATTGTTTAATATCTGGATATCGATTTCGTGGTACATCAAACTTTATGTACTTAGAACCGGTATCAGATAGGCGTTTAAAAGAAAACATCCAACCTGAAACATTAGGTTTAAATTTTGTTAATTCTTTAAAGCCAGTTACTTATAATATGATAGGCAACAAAAGGAAATCACATGGTTTTATTGCTCAAGATGTTGAAAGTTTAATTAACAATAATAATGATTCTCTCAAAATAGAGAATGAACAAGGCGTTAAAGGAGTAGATTATATTTCTTTAATTGCACCGTTAGTTAAGTCTATACAAGAGCTTACAGACAAAATTGAATTATTAGAAACAAGATTAAAAGGTTAATTATGCCAAGACAAACAACAATCCCCGAGACAACTGTATACCAAGATATACAATACCTACAAGAGTTTCCTAATGATAAGTTAATTAGAATTAACGTTGGAGATACTGACGCTGATGGTAAGTTTATTGTTCCTCAACAATTTCAAAACTATGAAATTAGAAATGAAATGTATGACGATCTTAACTCAGCAAACCCATCTTGGAATCCAACCAAACCTGCTGGTACTTACTTTAATGAAGACCTATGGCATTTTATTGATATATTAAACAATTAATATGAAGATAATTTTACTATCGCCTGAACAGGCACTAACACATTGGTCAACAATATGCGCTTTACTTATTAAAGCTATTGATCATGGTCAAGGAGAATCTACACTCACAGACTACATGCGAAAGATTCTTACTGATATGGCTCATTGTTGGGCGGTAGTAGATGACTCTAACAATATTGTTGGTGCTGGTATAACACAATACCTTCAATATGAACAGCATAAGACATTACACATTATTGTTTTTGCTGGTAGTAACTTTGAGGAACAATCTAAGGTATTCCCTACTGTAGAAGAGTTTGCTAAACAAGCAGGATGCAAGGCAATCGAACAATGGGGTCGCCCAGGATGGGCAAAGGTACTACCTAAGTATGTACCCGGATTTAAAGAAGCTTACGTAGTAATGCGAAAGGATTTAGAATGAAATATAAGATTAATGGTTCAATCAAAAAGAACTACGGTGGCGGTGGTGGTACAACAGTTCAAAGTATTCCTGATTGGGCAAAACCATATATTGAGAATGTAGGTAAGTCTGCAGAGTCTGCTTATAGCGAAGGTGAGTTAGGTAAAGTAGCTGGTGCTTCTCAACTTCAACAATCTGCTTTTAATGAAGGTGCTCAAATGTTGGGTGCTACTACTCAGCAATCGTTAGCTTCATTAGGTGATCAAGCTACAAGACTTTCTACTATGGCATCTACCCCTAGTGCTGATGTATTAGCCGCACAAAAGGCAGGTATACTTACAGACGCACAAAAGAAAGTTGCTGGTCTTAGCACAGGCTTTGGCCAAGCAGGAACATTAGGTTCTGCACGACAAGCAGTTATGCAGGGTGCGCAGAACGCTGAAACAACAGGTCAACTTGCTAAAGTAGATGCTGATTATGAAACCCAGATGTTTAAGAACCGCCTTGCAGCTGAACAAGCTCTTCAAGGCACAGCTCAAACAGCAGCAGGTGTTGCTACAGGTGGTGTATCTAGTATGGCTAACCTTGGTAATCAACAACGTGGTATTGATCAACAAGGTCTTGATGCTACATATCAAGGTCTCCAGCGTTATGCTTCAACTATTTACGGTAATCCAGCACGACAACAGGCGACTGGAGGTAAATAATGGCTGGAGTTAAAGGCGATACAGCTACTAAATATAATGCCGCTCATCCTGTAAGCCAAAACACTGGTGTTAAAGGTGGTGGTGTTCCTGTTAACTCTTTTGGAAAACCAGCATTAACTACTATGAATACCCCTATTATGTATGGTAAGTCTTATGTTGGAACAGACTTTGCTCCATTATCAATTAATAAAGTAAATTCTAATAATACTGCTAACAATAATAATAACACAAGTAACACAGATACAATAGTACTTGATTCAAGTAGCACAGGAGGTGACTAATGGCTGGTGCTCAAGGTCAACCAACAAGCGTTAAAGAAGGCCAATCAAACAAAAATGCTGTAGATTATTCTGCAGTAGACGCCAGCGGTAGACCCTTGTTTACAGCTATGCGTACACCTATTATATATGGTAAGTCATATCTAAATAAAACTACTGGTCCTATTTCTAAAGAAAAAGTAATAGATACTCGAGATAACTTTGTTTCTCCTAATTACACACCAGTAACTAATACAGATACACAACCCAGTATTTACACTAAGAAAATTGTTAGTGATATTCCTGATGAGACTGAAATTAAACCTAGTGATATACCTTTAATACCACCAGGGGATATATTAGAAACAATACCAACTATATATACAAAGCCTATTGTTACTAGTATACCTGATGAAACTGAAGTTAAACCTAGTGATATACCTTTAATACCTGATGGTGATATACTAGAAACAATACCTGATATTTACACTAAGCCTATTGTTACTAGTATACCTGATGATGGTGTTATAAAGGTTCAAGATATACCTTTAATTATTCCAGAGATACCACTTGAAATACCCAATATTCCAGAAGTGCCTAAAGAAGATAAATCGTTTTTTGATGACCCTTCTATTATAGATGTTGGTCCATCAAGAGGTTTAAGAACTAATCAAGAAGAATTACCAGAAGAATTTGATAAGTATTTATCAAATAATAACCCTATGACTCCTGACTTTAGTAGTTATGGTGGTGGTATTAGTGGTGGTGGTAAATATTTTGATGATCAATCAATGGCAACTATGGCAATGTCTAATGGGACAACATCAGTAAAGGGTTATGCAATGGGTACAACAAAAGTAAATGAGGATGATCCTTGGTCATGGACTCTTTCACAGCCAGTATCAGCACCATTAGGCGCAGAAATTAAACCATCTAATGAGCAAGCTTTTGGTCGTGTTCCTGATAAAACAGAACAACAATTAGCTTCTATGGCTATGGGTAAAGGAATTGATGCCGCTGAAAAAGGTATTAATGCAGGTTATGCCGCTTATAAAGCAGCACCATTAAGCTCTGCTGCATTAAACACTTCTCAATTAGCTTCAGCTGATATGGCTTTAGGTGGTCTTGGTGGATCTGCAGGTGCTTCAAGCTTAGCTAGTGCAGCTGGTACAGGAGCCGCAATAGCTGAAACAGGTGCGGCAACAAGCGCATTAGGCGCAGGTGGAACAGCAATGATGGGTGCTCTTGCTTCTAATCCTATTGGTTGGGTTATAGGCGCAGGACTCTTAGCTAAGAAGCTAAAATTATTTTAAGGAAAAATCATGGGACCACTCTCCGGAAAACAACACAGAGAATATCTCAAGTTTCAAAATAAAGAAGCTCGTGAAGCAGCTAAGATGAAACTTGACGAAAGTCGTAAACAACAATTACATGAACTTAAACTTAGAGAAACAGCCGCAAAAGCTAATCAAGGTTTAGGTTACAAAGAGCAAGTTAATAATGCTAAACTTATTGGTATGGGTATTCCCTTACCTAGAAGTGCATCTATTAGCAAACAAAAATTAGGTATTCCTTCAACAAATCCTATGGCGGGTACAGAGATGTTTAAGCAAGGTCAACACTCTTTAAACCAATCTCCTATCTTTCAAGCACAAGGCACTGATACAGTTCCTGCTATGCTTACTCCCGGAGAGGCTGTTATCCCTCGTGCAGCCGCACAAGATCCTAAGAATAAAAAAGCTATTAAGCGTATGGTACAAGAGGGTCGTAAGGCTAATGCTATGAGAGATGGTGCAGTAGATGTACGTAATTCTGATGCTCCCGGACAAGCTAAGTACCATGCAGACGGTACTAGTGGTGTTCCATCATTAGCATATCGTCATCCAGACGTACCCGGATCTTCATTTGAAGATGGTACTGAAAGAGTATATGATTTTAATCGTGGATCTTCTGCTCAAGCAAACTATAGTCATGGTACAGAGCATGTGTTTAGCCGTGGCTCTCCTGATATGCAACATTATAGCAGTGGTACATACGGTGTAGTACCTCAGCAAGTACAGTCTGCGGCAGGATATGCTTTTGGCACAGAAGAAGTAGAAACAGATAGCTTACTTAATCGTTATCCTGTTCCTGCTAATCAACAATACATTGTTCCTAAACCACTTCTTGATGCACAACTTCTTCAAGAATCTGGTGGTGTTCATATTGACCTTAAAACTGGTCA